TACTTGAAAAAATACAAAACTATTTTAAGGTTAAACTTTAAAATTTGGTCTAAATTTTAATTTTTAAATTGTAAATTCTATTTATTTTTTAAATTTTTAAACGCTTAATAGACGCTTAGTTGGAGAACGCGAGGCCGCCCATACCGGATTGGATTCTGAGGACGTTGTAGTTCGTGGCGAACATGTGGAGGTTTCTGCCAGTTTCAGAAGTCTTAACCGAAACTTGCGCGTTATCGATTCTGGAGAAGTTGCAGGTACCAGTTGGTTGATGCTCTTCTGGCTTAAGCGCAAAGGAGTACGAGTAGATCCCTGGCATTGGGGAACCAGAGTGGTGGACGAATGGTTGAACAGAGTTGAAGTATTTACCTTCTTGTTCTTTGAATCTGTCTTGACCGTTGAGGACCAACTTGAAGGTGTCAAGTGGACCAGACGTGTCTTCATCGAATTGAATCGTGGAGTCCAAGAGCAATTGTGGGGCACCCGCAGAGGATGGTTGGACGAACGCGTTGGTAGTGGCGTGGAGAGTGTTGGACGCACTGGAGATAGTGACTGGAGTCTTCGTAAAGTTCCATCGACCATTCAAGTCACCAACAACATTCGAGGTAAGGTCAGTACACCAGACCAATTCCTTGACTGGGTGGTTGTACGACAATCTGACTTGCTTGGTGGAACCGGAGGCCGCCAAAGCATCAGTGCCAGTGTGCTGGACTTGTTCGATCAAGTATTCATGACCCTTTTGCGCGAATCGTCTACGCTCTTCGGTGTCAAGGTAGATGTAGTTACCCCAGACCTTGAACGAATCGAAGTTGGTACCGTAGACGCTGGACAAGTCAAAGTCGATTCTGACTTCGTGGTATTGCAAGGCAATCAATGGCAACGCCAATCCTGGGTTGCGGTTGAAGAAGAAGATCAATGGCAAGTAAACCTTTTTGTCGTTGCCAGTCGTCGAAGTCATCTTACCGTAGCTTTGCTTCTTGGATTCATCCAAGTACAATTCAGCGTACAATCTCCACCACTTTTGGTAGTGCTTGTCAATTCTTTGACCACCGATCGACAATTCAACATCCTTGATCGCAGATTCCGCGACCCAGGCATCTTCAGTAGCATCGAAGGCTTGCATAGCTTGTAATTCAAGGTACATGTCCGCGATCAAATCACCATTTCTGGCGACCGTTACGGAAACGCGACCATCCGACGCGGCAGTACCGTTGACAGTTTGTTCGATGTTTTCCATCGCAAAGTTAGTATGGCGTTTGTAAACCGCCTGGAAGAAGGTGACTTTTGGGTTACCAGTCAAGTAGACATCTTGGGCGCCGTAGGCGACGAGTTGCATGAGACCACCGGCCATTTTGTTTGTTTTATACTATACACCAAGATTTTTTTTTCAGGTGACATCCGCGAAAAAACACAATTTGATTTTTCCTGGTAAATATAAATGACCGATAAGGAGGAAACACTTCTTGAACCAACTGAAGAATTTAAAGAAATTGAAAAAAATGAAGAATTTGACGAAATTGATGGAAGTGAAGATCGAGAATCTATTATCGATGATCTTGAACTTGAAATGATAAATGAAGATGATATTATGTTCGAAGATGACGAAGATGATGGACAATATGAAATGGATATTGGTGGCCTGTTGAGTTCCGTACTTGCGACCGAAGATGGTGAAACTGTATGTTCTGCACTGGTAAATATATCAAGACAGATGGAGATCCAAAATAAAATTTTCATAAAAATGTTATCTCATTTACAAAAAAAATAAACTTAAGAAAAATAATCCTATGTAAATAAAAGAAAAATGGAAGAAACGCATTTTATTAGTTCGGAATCAAATCAACGCGAATCCAATGCTATTATGTGGTCTAACCAGATTCAATCTCTCAACCCTGAAGAGTTTATGCACCTTCTATCCCAATTGGAAGATATGTGGGATATCAATGCCACAAATAATAGCATGGTATCATTCCAACTTGGATATAAAAATTTTATAAATCCTCAGGATCTAGACCCCGAAACGGGTATTCCATTTAGGTTTGATGTTGAACTTGTTTCTGGAAATCACAAACGTTTAAAAATGCAGTTAGGACAAATGTATCACCGGGCTGAAGTTTTGAAACTTTTAGATGTAGAAGATGATGAAGATATGAAAATATCTATGCGTATAAACCGTCTCATTGATCAGGTTGATGATGCATGGCAAATCATTTTTAGAGCCGCGCGTATACATGAACGAATTAATAATCCAACGTACGTACCCATAAACCCTGAATCAGACCCATCTATTTTTAGATGTTCGACCATTGATAAGATAGACGAATTAGTACCGTATCAACAGGCTATTCTTGCATGTTTACAAAACCTATATGAAATGAATATTAAACGATATAAAGGATATTGTTGTACCCAAATTAAAACGGACGAAGAACAGGATACACGCGCCTGGAAACAGGTTGAAACTATTCAGGAATATGTATACGGTGTCGCGCAAAAAGAAACGCGGTATGAACTATGGAAAAATTTATCAATGCGTGGTTCGGTATACAATGATGTTATTCGACATTTAACAAATTGTAAAGATATGCAGTTTCCCGAGATTATTAAGAATAGACACGTATGGTCGTTTAAAAATGGTATTTTTATAGGAAAAGAATGGTCTGCAATAACAGGGTTATATGAATCAAGATTTTATACGTACGATTCACGTGAATTTAAAAACCTTGATCAGACCGTTGTAAGTTGTAAATACTTTGATAAAGAATTTACAGACTATGGCCATTTAGAAAATTGGTATGATATACCAACACCATTTTTTCAATCTATACTCGATTATCAAAAATTTGATTCGGAAGTATCTAAATGGATGTATGTTATGGGAGGACGTTTATGTTTTAATGTAAGTGATATGGATACATGGCAAATTATACCGTTTTTAAAAGGTATCGCGCGTTCTGGTAAATCTACCCTTATAACGAAAGTTTTTCGTAAATTTTATAACGCGGATGATGTGAGTACACTTTCAAATAACGTAGAGAAAAAATTTGGTTTATCTTCTATTTATGATGCTTTCATGTTTATTGCACCCGAAGTAAAAGGTGATTTACAACTTGAACAAGCTGAATTTCAGTCTATAGTATCAGGTGAAGATGTTTCTATAGCAGTAAAGCACGAAAAAGCTAAATCGTTTGAATGGAGAACACCAGGTATACTCGGAGGGAATGAAATTCCAGATTGGAAAGATAACTCAGGTAGTGTTTTGCGTCGTATCCTCACATGGAATTTTGGTAAACAGGTTAAAAATGCAGACCCAACACTCGAATATAAACTTGATACAGAATTACCTATCATACTTCAAAAATGTATTCGTGCATATCTCGAATATTCACAAAAATATGCAGATAAGGATATTTGGAATGTTGTACCAGAATATTTTAAAACCGTACAGAAACAGGTTGCAACGGTAGCGAACACACTCGAAAACTTCTTACAGTCAACTGCTGTAAAATATGGGTCAGAGTTATTCTGTCCTCAGAAAGATTTTGTTGCATTATTTAATTCACATTGTCAAGCAAATAATCTTGGAAAACCGCGGTTTACACAAGATTTTTACATTGGTCCATTTAGTCAGCGTGATATAGAAGTTAGAGAAGACAAATTGACATACAAAGGTAGATTATGCAAAAAACAATCATTTATATTTGGACTTGATATAGTAAATGAAGATGAAATCCAGGAAATAAGTAACGATTATTAAATAAAATATCCTAATAGAATAAGATATGGATCCCAGGCAATTTGTAAAAAATTCGAATATATCTATTCAGTCAGAATCCAAAGTGGTAGCACCTACTGTAAAAGGTGGACTTAAAATTGGAATTTTTCATCCAGGAATGTATAATGTTCTTGTAAATAAAAAGTTTTCAACGACTGAAAACCGTGTAAATTTACAATACATTTTAAAACAAAAACCGAAAGGTCACGCTCAAATAGCACCCTCTTTAAGCATCGATCTTAATGAGATTAAAGGATATTTCGGAAGGTTTCAGACGGGTGCTATACACACGTCTAATTTTGGTTTAAAGGGTGATTTAACTAAAAACTTCTTTTCAGTACAGTTGAGTGGATACGCCATGGATGGAACTGAAAGTAAAAAATTCACGTTTGTTATTTACAGTAATGGTAAAATTCGATTTTCGGGTGGGTTTTTAGGGTCTAAAAATCTTAAAAGGCAACCCGAAGCTTTACGTAAATATTTAATTGATACATATACCGAAAAACAGGGTTTTTTATATAACGAAATTGAATATAACAATATTGCAGGGTTCTTTAATACAAACGTAAACTTTGATTTAATAAGAATTTCACAACAAAATCCGGTAAAAGCACAAAGTGTTAGTTACGAGTCTGAAATGACACCTTTTTTATACATGACATATAAAGATCATAATTTTGTTCTATCGTCTAAATCTGGGAAACTTGGTTCGGGTGTCGTTCAAGTTCAGGGTGAAAGTGATCCGGATGACCTCGAAAAGGCATATAAAGTAGGTGTTGATATGGTAAAACTACTCCATGTTTTAGGGTACACTATGGGGTTGGTAAACCGTAATGTAAATGCCCCAAAACTTCCTGTGATGAAAAGTATAAAAGCGTCTACGTGCCCTAAACCACGTCGCCCACCATGTAAAAATGGTTTTGAAGTTCGTAAAAACCCACAGGGATCAGATTGCTGTTTTAAAATCCCAAAGAAAAGAACTACATCGAAAAAGAAAAAGGCTCCATCTAAAAACGTTTCTATTTCTTATGATAAAGATGGTACTATGAAAATAGGTGGACGTAAATGTGATAGACTTACAAAACCCGTTTTACTCGACGTTGCTAAAAAGTTGGGTGTTGTCGGGATACGTGAAAAAAATACTAAAAATGTTATATGTTCAGCACTCGATGCAATTGAGAAAGGAACGTCTAACGTAAAGGTAAATGGAAAATTGTGTCGAACAATGAAAAAAGACCAACTCGTTGCGATGGCATTATCTAAGGGTATCACGATTGACGATAAGGATACTGTAAAAACACTTTGCCAAAAACTTCAGAATAAACCTAAAACACCTAAAACACCTAATACACCTAATTCACTTGCAAACGAGATGGAAAGAGCTCTTTTGAAAAGAAATAGAAATATTGTAAATAAAAAACGACGCATTAATAATACAGGTATCAAGAATGATATTATTAAAATGTATGGTAAAAAGTGGATGACGAAGTATGGTAAAGTTATGGATTTGGATAAAAACGTACGCGAAGTAAAAAAACAATTAAATAAAGCCGAAAAGAATAATTCTCTTAATGTCACATCACGTAACGGTGTTATAAAAAAGATGGTCGCGAATGACATCAAAAAAGCTATGGTAAAAGACATGAAACTTAACCAAGAAAATACACTTAAGAAAAAACTTCTCCGAAATGAAGCACAAAAGTTGTACGGTAAGTTTGGTAAAAATATGGTAAATAACGTTATAAAATACGCGGCGAATTTACCAAAAACATACCCTCTTAATAGTAAGAAAATAAAGAATTACGTTACAATAAAACGTCAACTTCAACAAAATACACCATCGGCGTTAAAGAATAAACGCAAAACTAAATAAAATGGATGATCCAAGGGACTTGATATTAAATCGTGTCCGACAAAATAGAAATGGCTTCATTATAGATCATAAAGATCGATGGAATGACTATATTTTGTCGAGCATAGTAGATACTATATTTTACACTATAGCGGATTATATACGGGTAGAACGAGAAACACATAAATCAGGTATGGGAGAGTTAGAAATAAAGTATTATTGTACGGATGAATTTATAAACACTGATAATGCTAGAAAATATTTAGAAGAACGTAGAGATAAAGATGATACAAATCTCATCGTATTTATATACGATAATATATATGAGATGGAATCTGGGACGCATAGACGAACACTTTTATACCTTATAAACATGTTATACTTCGATTTATAAGTTTATGTGGTTCAGAAATTTGTTTAAGATGTTGGTCGTGATAGGAAAAATCATATCCACGAAATCTATCTTTTATTTCTTTAGAAAGACCAAATGCTTCTATTTTACGTGATGTTTGTGTGCAAACTGATAGACGTTCAAGATTAAGGAATCTATCTTCCATCATGATAAACTCTTTAATAGTATCATCCGGTAACCCATCTTTCCTCATTTTTTCAAATACATTTTTAGATTCTCCATATGACATGTAGAAGTATTTTGTAGTAAAACCATGAACTTTTACACGTTCACCTGTAATATCTACATCATACAGTAAAAATAATGCAATTATAAATATAAGTATCCAAACTAACATATTATACTTTACTATAACAAATTAAATAAATCTTTTATTTTATGAATGATATTAAATAATATATTCTTATCTTCAACATTGTTCGGTTTTATAATTTCAAATTCAACTTGATACGTATAAGGATCTTCCGAATCCATATCATGAACATTTCCATATACAGACGTCATGTCAATAGATACATTCTTACGAATAAAAGAAGTACGTGTCTTTGTTTTCTTACCATCCATCTCACTATCATAATCATGTTCCATTGGAGTCTCTTTAGAGATACAAAATCGTATATCAAAAGGTGTTCGTTCAAGTTTTTTAAAATCCTCAATGTGTACCCTTTCTTTTTTTATAATAGTTTCTTCATTTGTAGATTCGTCTATTGTTATACGAAGATTATCCTTTTCACGAAAAAAGACATCTGTTTCTGACTGAATAATACGTTCCCATCCGGGATATTTATTGAGACCATTCAATAATTTAATATATGTATCTTTACCTATATTCGTATCGAAAAATGTACCATTATATTTACCAAGGCGAAACTCCATTTCAATAAATTCATCATCCTTGAATTTATTAAGAATAGGTTCGATTGTATCACATATTTTATGAACGTTCATTTTTTATTACATTTATATTATCGCGTCTTCTTCTTAAGCCTTTTTTATACACCTTTTTTAGATGCACGGTTTCACTAATATTGGAAATACGTGTTATTTTAATTCAGCTATACAATGTTTTCTACATATACATAAAATATCAGAATATATATTACATAACAAATACGAAGGTGAATGTCCATTTACAAAAATATATGAAAATATAGTTCATTTATATTTTTCGACACATGAATCTAAAATATTTACAATACAACCACTATTAGTGGAATTTACAAAAAAGTTTCCGCGATTTAAAATTGGCGAACCACATGACGCTCAGGACGCTTTATTATGTATTATAGATATACTAGAGAAAGGGTATCCTATAATTAAAGAACTACTATATGGAGAAACAACACAAATAACAATATCACCCGTTAGTAAGAATATCATTAAAACCCCTTTTTGTATACATATTTTAAATATGAAAAGAGAAATAAAAAGTGTAGACGAAATGATTAAAGAGGGATATAATTGGAATATAATAGAAGGATATATTGATAATGATAATGTAAAACATCATGTAGCTACAACAAGATGTTTTATATCAAAAAAACCTAAAATTCTACTTATATCATTTGATAAAAAAAGTAAAGTAAAAATAAATGAAATTTTAAAAATGGGATACGAATTATGTGGGTCTATAATTCATAATGGTATTCAATGGGGTGGACATTACATGTCTATGACTAAATTTGATAAAGATTGGATTATACAAGATGACGATAAATTAATTAAACTTAATGGATTACCTAATGAAGATAGTCATTACGTCCAGGTGTACAATCTAAAAACTCCTTCATCTGAATGTTCTCCTTGATATTCACCAAAGTCCTATAAAATGTTCGACGACTATTTGGAAATGTTTTATCGGACCTTCTTTTTATAGGTTTCCACCATAAAGGTCCATTTTCCCACGTTACATACATACACTCGACGATATCATTCTCTTTTAACCATTTATATTCCGACATACGATCTATTGGTATCTGTGACTCGTGTATAAGTTTACCTTTATCTTGTATATACAATCTCCATACAGGTGGTCCCGGTACGCATCCCGGTGTTTCCACGGTTGGCGCTTTCTTCACTTTGAAATCAATTGTGTTTTTATTTCTTGGTTTCCATTTGAACATGGTTTCGTGTGTACCCGTACGCACAGGTTCGTTTATAGGTGTAAAAACAAGACCATCCATCTCTTGTTTAACGGTTGGGAGATATACATCCATAAACTTATTAAATTCGGTATGAAGATGAAACGTTTTAACCTTTAAAAATATTGGATCCGTTTTTAAAACCATCATCTTTTTAGTTGTTTTTTCACAGTGTTCAAGACGTTCTAAAAAATTTTGCTGACCAATAACTTCACCACATGTCATTAAACAATCGTATATCATGAATATATTCTCGTATAATTCACCTTCAAGTATCGTACCTTCATATATTGGTCGCCTAAAATTGAGTGGACATGTAAACATTTCAAGTGCACGATTTAAGAATATACATACTTTCCTGTTTTCGTAGATAAATGTAAGCATCATATATCTTATACCATCTGTCTTTTCACATACAACATAATCATTTTTTGAGAGTATATTAAAGTGTTCTCTTTCTATCGAAATAGGTTGACATCCCGGAAAAATACCCTTTTTAGTACCCCATTTAGATTCCATAAAGGAAATCGCATATTTGTAAAGTGGATCATTTGACTTTACAGATACACGTGACATTCTGTTCTATATAATTACTCTATTCTTTAATTTGATTTAACACCGGCAGCGTTTAAAATATTACTTATACATTCATGACTATATGTCATTATCAACTTAGATGCTGTATATGCATGAATTTTAATACCAGCCTCTTGAAATTTCGTAAACATGGTTTTCATTCTAGGATGAATTTTAAATGAACCATTTTTTCTATCTTTTAAATTTTTGATTATACTCTTATTCATCATAACCCACGCTTTTGCGGATGTTTCTTTTACTGTATAAACATCCCCAGAAACTTTAGTTCCAACCTCTGTGTCAAAATGTAAACCCATTTGTTCTACGGGTTCTTTAGTTTCATTTTTTATTTTTTCCTTAAACATATCCCAATCTATACCTTCGGTTACACCGGGAAATACCATACATCCAATACCATCATGTTTATCGAATACCATATCAAGAGAAACATCATCAACACTAATACCAAAATCTACGAAAAATATACGATCATGTGTTTTTAAGTATTTGTATATAATATCAGATTTTTCAAATGGATCATCATCTACAAAAACAACTTCGTTTTCTGTATTACCTCTTTGCATACATTTTATATTAAATCTAAGAATAGTATGAAGTGTTTTACAATGGCATGATTTTCCACGTGTTACTATAATTGTTGCAAATTTCATATTACAATATAATTTCTAAACCTTAAGCCTATCTTTAAGACATCCACTGAAAGGTAAATTACCTATATGTCCTAATGTTGTATTACAATCGGCATATATTTTACCATCCATTTGCTGCCATCGTCTACAAAACGCATAATCTTCAGAAAGATACCGTTTAGTTTCGGGGTCTATCATACAATCAAATAAAGCACAATATTTATCGAAATCTCTATTTTGATGATCGTTTACACATTCTAGTTCCTTGTTATAATGTTCGTGCATTTTATCAAATGCCTCTCTAGTAATAACCATAAATCCAGTTGGACCATCTAATACTTCAACAAACCCATTTTCCACTTGTCTGTGCTGCGCTCCTATATTCGCAACTAAACTCGAAGAGAGCATAGCCATATCACGATTATCACCAGATTCTATAGCAGTTTTTGCTTGATCCCACATCACTACCTTTTTAGGATAAATCGCAACAGAGACGTCATGACCAGAGCGTATAAGGCGGACAACAGAAGATGGATCGAAATCTATGTCCGCATCTATAAACATAAAATAGTTTGCATCGGTCTTTTGCATAAATCTTCCAACGGCTACGTTACGTGCGCGATGAACAAGACTTTCATTTTCTGTTGTATCGAGTATGAGTTGAATATTTTCTTTTATAAGAAGAAGTTGAAGTCTAATTATACCTATCATGTATTTTTCTAAACATAGACCCCCGTAACACGGTGTACTTAAAAAGATTTTCTTCATATTACAATTTTAATGTTTTATTCCTCTAAGTATTTTTTAATTATAGTTTCAATTTTATTTAGTGTTGGTATAGATATACCACATTTTACACATATTTCTGTTTTTGTAAAATTATCCTTAAGAACAAAATAAATGATAGTCGACGCCACACTGTTTGGTGTTTTACTCATAAGTTCCGAACAGTTTTCAAGTTTGGAACACATTTTATTACAGTTAAATCTCTGATCTCTTGTAACTATAAATTCGTTGAGTAACCTTTGCATGACATCGAATGGTCGTGTAACATAATTTTTTTCTGTTTTACCGAGAAGTGTTTCTGTAAACATTTGTGTTGTTCGACTAATATCTTTACTATTTATTCTAAACATATCTGCAATTTCTTTTGTTGTCCTTGGAATTTTCGATAAACGACACGCGTATAAAACGCAGTTACCTTTAATACCCGAACGAACTGCACCCCTCGTTAGCTTTTCTAAATTAAATTTTCTATACATCATTTTGGCGTCTTTTAAAACGGAATCGGGTAAGTTTGGGCATGCTTCATCTATACTTTTATAGGCATGAAATAATGCGCGATCTTTATGGTTCATAGATTGATGAAAATTAATCTTAGCCATACGTTTATTTTCATATGTAGATGCGTGCTGCGTTGCGATAATTGTTCCTTTACCCCACGCTTGAGAAAAGAGTTCTGGGTTTGCGTTCGGCCCACCGCATCTCGAAGGATCATTTATTTTACCATCGTCGGATATACCACTTGTCCATTCTGGACTTTCGTCTATGAACATGGAATCAACGAGACCACATTCTGAACATGTCGGCATACCTTCTTTTGAAAACACTTTTGTTCCTTTGCATTCTTTACACGTATAAGTATTATCTGGACTTTTTAGTAATGGTTTTTTTAAAAGTTTGTCCACATGGGACCATATAGTAGTAGTGAGTTCTTCCATTTTTATACTA